ATGGAAAAAATTAAAGGAAATATAACTAAACATTTAATTGCCGATTTTGGCACTTTTCAGCTTTATCGCGAGGACTTCGAGAGGGCTATAGAACAAGCTTGTCAGGAATTGCAAATTGACGATTTGAAAAGCGAGGGTCAAAGACCTTGGAAAGCTGTTTGTAAAAGAGTCGGTGAAATTATATTTAATGACAATAGTATTTTAAAGGATAAACAGTTATATGATAATACATGTATGTTAACTAACTACAATAGATATAATTATAATATACTAAATAATATATGTGATGAATATATATATATTAGTGATAAATATAATAAACTATGTAGTACTGTTGCATTTAGTAATTGGTGTAATATTGATTGTGGTGTAATAGATAATTGGAGATTGAATAAAGAGTCAAGCCATAAAAGTTATGAGATTTGGGAAAAATTGCAAGGAATCCGCAAGGATTGTATCAAGGATAGAGCATATGACAATAAATCCCCTGTCGGTGCTATGTTCGTTGGCAATAATGAATTTGGCATGAATCAGCCGGGAATTGGCTACGAGGCTACACAAGCGCGAGCATTAAGTGCTAACGAATTACCACAGTTAGGCGGCGCAAATAGTCAGAATATTAAAGCATTATCAGGCGATAGCGTGGTTGATAATGCCAAGTAATTGTATATACAACACACACAATTCTAATCCCTTGAATTACAAGGCTTTGCGGACTATTGAATTATTACAACTATGCACAAAACAGTTGTTTAGCGAAGAGTTGAAAGGGTATAGATAAATTGTATATGCAATAGATACAATTTAAAATGCTTGATGTTTGAGACTTAAGCAGCGCGCGTATCGGGTGCCCTAGGGGTGTATATGAAAAGCAACAAACCGCCCCACTTAGCCCCTCAAATATCCGCCAAAACAAAAAGGCTCTTACCCATACCTCAACCGCACCAAGCAGTATTTATTATTATAACATAAGTTATATATTAATTAAACAACATACACAATAATAATATATATACATACAACTACGATAAAATATTAGTTATATATAATATATAACAGTAAAGGAGTTAACGGCAATGAAATTAACAGGATTTGAGTCTAACAAAATTAATTCCGAAATGATAAATCACCCTAGCCACTACAACTTGCCTGACCGTAAAGAGTGCATTGATGAGATGATTGACATTTACGGACTTAAGGATGTGGCTAAATGGTGTGAGATTACTGCATACAAGTATAAATATCGTGCCGGGCATAAAGGCTCTGTAATTGAGGATATGAGTAAGGCTGCATGGTACACAGTTAAGGCTTGCGAGCTTAAGTCTAAGCGTAGATGGGAGACTTTCGGCAAGTTTGTTGATAAATTCATACCAATGTTTTTTAAGGGCCTGTATACATGGATAATTTTATTCTGCCTGCTTTATGGAATACTCTTTTCTGACCGATGCTCAATGGCTGTTTCAATAGTTTTTTTAGCTCTTGCGTGCATAACCGAGTCAATATTGAAAGAAAACAAGGATAATTAGATTTTGAGGTGTAAATCATGTTTGTACTAAAAATTGCAACAACAGTATGGCTGACATTAATCGCGTTTGGAATGGCAAACGCCACATTAAACGGAAAAGTGGCAGTTACCACAAGGCTCATTAGCATTGCTATAATGTTTGGTCAGATACTTGCCATAGCTTTCATGTGGCAGTAAATATAGGGCATTCGCCAAGCGGTAAGGCACGGGATTTTGATTCCCGCATTCGTTGGTTCAAATCCAACATGCCCTGTTCGGGGTTTACTTGGTTCCCCGACATTGGACTTAGTAGTTCCTTTCGCCCTCATAGTGGAAAGCTGTTAAGAGCCGTCACAAGGCTCGTGAGGGGTTAATCGTGTATAATCCCACAATGCACGAGCGTGAAAACCAACCTGTCGTAAAGACATCTGTAATAGGCAGAGTAGACATATATACCCCCCTTTAATTAATTGTTAAACTAGGGCAACTCAAATCATATGAGTCTTAGGTGAGGTGCAATTCCTCACATGCCCTTTGCTGTAGGTTTCGTTAGTTCTTTTCCTACAGCACATACAAATTTATATCTCCGGAGGGTGTTGCCACTCCTTAGACTTCACCCTCATTAACGGCATGTAGCTCAGTGGTAGAGCAGTCGGCTATTAGCTGATTTGTCGTGGGTTCGATTCCCAACCTTGCCGATTTAGTAGTGTTAGTAGCACTACGTAGCCTTGAAGTACAAAAGGCTATTCGTGGTGACAATCAGTGTTGCCACGGCGCGTGCCGATATGGGATAAAGGTATTCCAATAGCTTGCTAAGCTATCCAACAGAAATGTTGTTCGTGTTCGAGTCACGATGTCGGCGTTGGTCGGTGTATGCTGACTGCTGATGTGTATGCAAATGGGGTAAGCAACTACTCTGTGAAAACAGATAATAGTGTTCTATGCGCTGTTCGGACATGTGTGGTTCAAATCCACACCACATCAATCATATGTCGGTTTAGTGCGAGCTGTTATATCTTGAATAGCGGTTGCGTAATGCTGACGGAGGCCTGCAATATAGCAGTTTCGGAAAAATAAAAGAAAACACACAAAAACAAGTTGCTAGTAGGTACGCGCGACTGAAAGCAATGGGTGAGACACTTCAAAATTCTGTAATGTGTTTTGGGAAACCTTTTGATGGAGTGTATTTTGCCTTTTTTAAAAATTCGGTAAAATCAGTTGCCTAGTGATTGCAACACGAAAAGCGGAACCGTGACCGCCTGACAACTGTTTTTATATAAATCACGGAGTTATCGGTACGGAGGTAAATAATATGCTATCAGAAAATGAAATCGAAACAAAAGTTAATTTCTTATCATCAGCAAGGTGCAATCACACATTCCATAAATACATTGACATAACAGGTGACTTGATAGAGGGAACACTTTTATCAAGGATTTTATATTGGTTTGCGCCAAGCAAAGACAATAAGAGCAAAGTTAAGATATACAAGGACGGCGAATATTGGATTGCAAAGCAAAGAAAAGATTGGTGGGAAGAAATACGGATTACTGAAAGACAGTATGATAAAGCGATTAAATCGTTGGTGAAAAAGAAATTTGTAATTACAGCAAAATACAAATTCAACTCAATGCCGACTATACATATAAGACCTAATTATGATGTTATCAACGCAGAAGTTAAAAAATGGGAAGAAAATATCAGACAAGAGGTTATAGCAGAAGATAGAGGACAGGAATTACATAAACAGGCAGACGGGAATGACACAAAATGTAATTCCCAAGGGAATAACACAAAGTGTAATTCGGGAATGCCACAAGGTGTAACTCTTTTAACAGGGATTACTAATAATGATTACCTTAACACTAATTACGAAACATTAAATACTAAAAGTAATTCTCTTAACAGAGAACAGTGTAATTCTTTTTCACCTAAAGATAAAAAAGTGAAAGAGTTTAAGCCGATAAGCGAATACTCTCAAAAAGATTGGGAAGTTGCCGAAGAAAGAATGGTAAACAGAGCTGGTAAGATAGCCTATGATTGGACTAACGATGAAACACTTAAAGAAAATGTAAAGTTATTCTTTGAATACTTCCTAGGCAAGCATAGAGAATACACCGGAGAATATCACTATCCATTAACAGACAAGGTTTTATCAAGAGTGGTAGACAGTTTAACAAAAGAAACTGAAATAGAGCGTGACGGATATACGGACAATTATTACTCAACGATAAGCAACATGAAAGATAATACAGACTACAAGATGTTAGTTGATGAATATTTCAATACAAAGTTTTCAACACAATGCGATTACAGCTTGGCACATTTTTCTTCTGAAAAAGTTTTGACCAACATTATGAACCATGTTTGTAAGAGCAGTTGGTGTGAAAGCAAAGAGTGGTAGGAGGTATTCACTATGAGTTCATATAAAGATTTACAGACTAAAATTCTTGAGAGAGATAATTACACTTGCCAATATTGTGGAAAAAGCAGTAGAGAATACAGGGCATTGGTGATGGCACACATAAGAACGGCTTCATTGTGTGGAGATGATAGAGAAAGCAATTTAATTACATTATGCAGACATTGCTACAGCCATATTTCAAACAATGAGATTAGAGCAAAGTTTGAAACAAAGGAAAATGCGGATTATTTTTGGGGGTTATATCACGAAAAAGTCAAAGGCTATTGCTATTACACCAACTATATCAGAAAAGTATTTACTGAAAATGGTGTAATTATGACAAGACCGCAAATAGATAGATATGTCAATGTATACATCAAAAATGACAGCGACTTTGATAATTTTAAAACAGAGCTAAAAGAAATCGGCTGTGAAAATATGAAGTATAAAATGCACAGAGAGATGGCAAAACACAAACATCAAATTGAAAAGCAAAAAATGGAGGTATAGATATGGCAAAGGGAGTTAAGACACGAAATATCGACTCATTCCGAGAGGGATTAATGGAATACGCATATGGCAGATGCTCACAGGCACAAGCAGCAAAGATTGCCGGAATGAGCGTACCGACATTTAGGAAGTACGCAAATATGCATTTTTTAGGTATTCCATTTCCTGACACACTGTTTAAGGCAAAGGAAGAGTGAGAAGCATGTGTGAATTTTGCGAAGATATAGCAATGAACGATGATGAATATATGAAAAAAAGATACGCTGGCGGAGATTTTATTTGCAAAGATGAAAATGGATTCGGAGTGTTGATTGACACAGGAGACAGTGGTTGCCTTGGATATATAAAAATCAATTATTGCCCTATCTGCGGTAGAAAGTTGGTGGAAGAATGAACGAAACTATTTTATATATTTCCAAATCAGAACAGGATATACAAAGTTTTCTGAAATATCTTCAATCAAAGCTAAAAGCAGAGCAAAAGGAATGTACCCTAGATGAAAAACACAATATTTTAAAAGTGCCAAAATATTACGATATTGTCGGAAAGAGTATTCACGGAAACATGCTTGGTGTAGGCTATGGATATTGCAAATATTATTGTTTTTCAGAAGCGTATAGCAAAGACAAGTATAGTAATGCAGAAAATGAAAGACTCAAAGAAATTCTTATGCACACAAGAGAGGGTGCGGAGAGAATATCGGGACTTGATATTTTATGTATGCTAGGGTTGGTTTAAAAGGCGGTGGGAGAATGAAACATCAAAAAGAATGGCGCACTTGCGACAGGTGCGGGAAAGAGATAAAAGTAGGGCTGTTGGGCACAAACTCAATCACGAGAAACGGCGTATTGAATACAACCTACGATTTATGCAATGAGTGCATGGAAGATTTTTGGGGGTTTATGAGAAATGAAACTGACAGTCGGAAATAGCGTATATGAAATGAAGGCAAAACAATTAAAAGCTGTTTTACATGTTGCAAGCAAACAGGTTCCGTTTGGAATTTATGCAATCAGCAAAAAAGGCATGGCTATTCTTTTGAAGGAGACCTATTCCACCAATGAGGAGCTGAAAAAGGCTGTTTCTGATTATGCGATGAAAGGATTTAAGGTTTATTATAATGAGTATGGCAGAAGTAATTAAATCAATAGAGCGTGAGGCACTTAGAGAAGCACAATCGCACGAAATAGGCGGTAGAAATGACAAACCGATAGAAACATCTGAACTTCACGATATGACTATTGACATTGATATTTCAGTCGATGCAGTCAATGAGTATGCAAAATCAATTCTAGGCAGATACCCGAAAAATAATTATGAATTTTCAAGAGCATTAGAAATGAAAATCCTAGAGGAGACAAAATCATTAGCGAATAGTGAGGAGAAAGAGTGAGATTATGAAATATCAAAGCACAATGCTTTGCGGTGACATATCCGGTGGTTATTTAACAAAGACACCATGTATAAGCAAAGATGATTCAATTCCGAAATGGCTTAGAAAAAATGTCGAAAGAGCAATAATTGATGGGATTGTGGAGGACTAGAACGGATGAAAATAATTCAAAAAGGCAACTTAGATTTTGCTGATAAGCCTTTAAAATTCAGTTGTAAAAATTGCTATACCATTTTTGAAGCAAACAATAGAGAATATGAGTATTGTGGCGACCAACGAGAGGGCGATAACTGGAAATGCAAATGCCCTTTGTGCCACAAAGCGGTTTATTACAGCTAAACAATGATTGCTGATTATCAGCAGAAAGGAAACCAAATGAACGAAATAAAATTCGGAATGAAAATTGCCTATCAAGGAGTAAAAGAAGAAATGGAAACAATAGTTGCAGAACTTGCAAGAAAAGGAATTGAAAAGCCAAAAGGCTTTAGCGCGTTGGAGCAGTTTATAAAAGATAGACTTTCAGAATGTGAATAAATATATTACCGGCTACAGATTGATTGTAGTCGCTACCCTAAAACAGTTATAGGCAGAGGTCTATAAGCACCTTTGCTTTTTAAAAGTGGAGGTGCTTTTCTTATGGCTAGTCAGAGCCTTATTTCCACAGTAAACGGATATGAAAATTACATAAAGGATAAAGGGGAAGATGAGCAAGTAATCAATGCTTATGTAGACGCTTGCAGTGTAGCCATAAATGGCGAGAAAGATATTGAGTATGGACTACAACTCACTAAGAGGGCAAAAGAGCTTATAGAGGACTTCTGCACGGCTAAAACAGGCGGTACGATTTGGGATTTGGAAAAATACGCATTCGACCACAAAACCACATATGAGTTGATAAACAAAAAATATGAGGTTTTGTTGCTTGAAGCTCAAAACAAAATAGTTGACAGCTATTTTCAGTACATAGAGAAAAAACGTGAGCCTAAAGACCGGTTTTATATGCCACGTAGGAAACAATTAATCAAAATCGGACTTGTGGACGCATTACAAGGCATGATTGATGATAAATATGACATATTGTGCGTGAGCCTAGTGCCAGGAGCTGGAAAGAGTACGATTGAGAAATTTTTTCATTCGGCAGTTGCCGGTTGGTTTCCAAAAGACTACAGCCTATTTTATTCACACAGTGGTGATATTACACGAATGTATTACGATGGAGTATACGACATTGTTACCAATGATGATGATTACGCATGGCATGACATTTTCCCTAATCTATCAGTTACAAGCACGAATGCCAAAATGGAGCAATTCAATATTGGCAAATATAAACCTTTTCCGTCAGTGCAATGTACTTCTGTTGGAAGTAAGAATGCCGGAAAAGTCCGTGCAAGTAAATTTTTGCTAGTTGATGATATGATAGGTGGAATTGAAGAAGCCTTAAATCCTACAATACTTGATAAGCTATGGGATAAATACGCAGTAGACGCAAGACAACGTAAGACACAAGACACGGACGGAAAGCCGTGTAAAGAGATACATATTGCCACTCGTTGGAGCGTACATGATGTTATCGGACGCATTCAAAACATGTATGTCGGAAATCCAAGAGTCAAAACAATATCGGTTCCTGATGTAGACCCAGTAACAGGTGAAAGCAATTTTGATTATGAGTATGGCGGTTTTACGAAAGAGTTTTTTGCCGACCAACAATTACTCATGGACGAAATCTCTTACCGGTGTTTGTATAAACAGGAACCTATCGAGCGTGAGGGCCTATTGTTTCCTGATGATAAAATCCGCAGATATTTCAATCTGCCACATGGCGAGCCGGAAATTATCACAGCTCAATGCGATACAAAAGGAAAAGGCACAGACTATTTTGTTATGCCAATACTACAAAAATATGGTGAGGACTATTACTGCATTGATTGCGTGTGTGATAATACGGCGGACTATGAAATGCAGTATGAAAATGCGTCAAACACATTAGTCAATAATCAGGTACAAGAGTGCGAGTTCGAGCGTAATGCCGGCGGTGACAGAGTGGCTATGGAAGTTAATAAGCGAGTTGAAAATAAAGGATGGATATGCAACATCACTGATGTACCGACAGAAACTAACAAAGAAGCACGTATTTTTCAGTGTTCTAACTGGATTTTACAACATATTATTTTCAAAGACCAATCACTTTATAAGCCGAATGAGCCTTATGGAGTAATGGTATCACTGCTGAAACGATATTCAGTAACAGGCAAAAAACAGCTCGATGATGTTCCCGATGTTTTTTCAAACTTTGCCTTAAGAATGACGCAAGGCAGTAGAATAGCAAAGGTTGAAGCAGTACACAATCCGTTCAGAGGAGGGCTTTATTAATGACAAATACATGTTTTATGTGCGGAGCTATTATTGAGAATAACAAAAAGCAAAAATATGTTTGTGAGGAATGCGACAGGAAAATAAAATTGCTAAAACAGCTTACAAATGTAGATAAAGCAAAAGAAAAAATAGAGAAAAAGGCAAAACGAAAAAGAATTAAAGACTTAGACTATGAACAAGAAGCTTGCGAGGTCGCACGAAAAATAATGTCTGAGGGCTATGTTTTTAATAGCGTAAATGAAATTTGCTTTGCCATACAGCTTGAAAAGGAAAACATTAAATATTATCCGAATTACAAAATAGGCGAGTGCAAAGTAGACTTTTTTATACCGGATTTAAAGAAGATTGTTGAAGTTGATGGCGAAATATATCACACAGATGAAAATAAAGATTTTTTAAGAGAAAGAAGGATAATGAGCTGTATTGACAATGGTTATGAGATTGTGAGAATACCGGCTTCGTTTGTGCCTGATTATATTCTATTGGGATTAAAAGAGGGTTTAGATTTTATAGTTGATAAAAGAAAGTTTGATAATAGATTTAGAGACACTCGGTTCGACAAGATATATTGGGAAGAATTTATTAATTATAAGTATGCAATGAGGAGAGCGAAATTATGAATACAAAAACTTACTTAAATCAAATCAGCAGATTAGATAAAATGATACAAAACAAGCTGTCTGAAATATACAGGCTTAAGACAATAGCATGTAGCGTTACTGTTTCAACGGATAAAGAAGCGGTTGATGTTTCATCTGACAAAGATAAATTAGGCAGTACAGTAACTAAAATTGTGGACTTGGAAAAAGATACAGACAGACTTGTTGATGAATTTATGAGAAAAAGAAATCATATTATCAGCCAAATTGATAGTATGGAGAATACTGACTATTATCATGTACTCTCAATGAGATATGTCAATCAAAACACTTTTGAAGAAATCGCCCAGGCTACAAATTGGAGCATAAGAAAGATATTTACAATCCACGGCAGAGCTTTGCAAGAGTTTGAAAGGCTTTACGGAAAAGAATATCTTGAAAATGTGCAGTAGTGTGCATAGTTTTGCATATCATTGCATATATACACTTAAAAAATTGACAGTTATAATATAACTATGAAAAAATCGTAATTCGTTCATTGCGAAAATCTCTTTTAGAAACGGCACTCACAGATTGTGGGTGCTATTTTTAGTGAAACGAGGACAACATGGATAATCAGAATATTGTACCAACAGGAAAACGAAGTGTAATGTGCCCTCGTTGCGGAAAGCTATTAACGTGGGTAAATAAAAGCGACAAGAAACACCACAAAGTAATGTGTACGCACTGCCGTAAATGGATATGGTTTTGGGCTGGCACGCAAGAATTTCAGATAAAAGAGGTTCCACAGAGAACTTCTGCAAGTGGCATGAGGTTTTATTAATGTATAGATATGCTCATAAAAATGTAAGGCCTTTTTCAGCCGTCTGCCAAAATAATTACGGCAGACAAGTTATTTTTACACGTAAAAGGCAAATCACAAAAAACAACATAATCGAAGAACTGAATAAAGCACTTGTGATTCACGAACAAAACGCTATTGAGATTGAGTATCTTGACAGATACTATCGTGGCGACCAACCGATTTTGTATCGACAGAAAGTGAACCGCCCGGAAATCAATAACAAGATTGCTGTAAATCTTGCGTATGAGCTTGTTGAACGCAAAACCGCAGAGATGTGTGCAGAACCAATCCAATATGTGCTACGTGGCACCGATAACCATAAGTCGGAAGAAATCACACAGCTTAACATTACAATGGATTCAGAGAGCAAACAAGAGTGCGACATAGACATACATCGTTGGAGAAGCATATGTGGTACCGGCTACAGATTCATCGGCAATGATGACGGACAAGGACAGTTGCTTGATGAAAGCGATTTTTACTTATCGTCTGAAAATCCAATGTATACGTTTGTAGCATACTACTCAAACGGACGTCCGGCATTCTCTTGCCAAATCGGAGAGGACGAGAACGGAGCAAATATTTATTATGTGTTCACCGATAATGAGTGGTTTGATATTCGCAACGACAAGATTTATGCAAGCGGGACAAACGGCAACAGAGCAATTCCGGTGATTGAATATCCAAACAATGCAAGACGACTATCTGATATTGAAATGACTATTGCAATTACAGACGCTATCAACGTGCTTACATCGGACAGAATTAATGGAGTTGAGCAGTTTGTGTCTGCATGGGTGAAATTTGTTAATTGCGAGATTGATATAGATACATTCAGAAAAATGCGACAAGAGGGAGCATTAGTCGTTAAATCTAACAATGGCTCAGATAATAAAGCTGATGTTGATGTAATGACGAGCGAGCTTAATCAGACAGAGGGTCAGGTGGTATTTACTGACCTCTTTGAAAGATTTTTAAGCATTCAAGGCCTTGCAAATCGTCAGGGTAACACAGGCGGTGACACCGGTTCTGCCGTAGAATTGAGAAACGGACATTACGATGCCGGACTTAGGACAGCTATTAACGAGCCTATCCTCAAGAAATCAGAGAGAATGGCGCTTAGGCTTATTCTTAACAGGCTGAGAATTAATAAGGGCTTTACGCTTATGCCTAGTGATGTTGAGATACACATTAATCATAATAAGCTAGACAACATGCTTGTTAAGGCAGAGGTGCTTGAAATATTACTTAGGTGCGGTATCAATTACAAGAGAGCCGTCAAGACGATTGACATGTTTAGCGACCCTGAACAAGTTACTCTTGAAAGCGCTAAGCGGATGGAAATGTTATTCCCGGAAGAACAGCCGACAGCAGCTACACCTAACAATAATAACGATGATAAGAACAATGGAAAGACAGCCGATGAATAATTGGCTGTCAATTTATTTTGGAGCTTGATATGGCAGACGAAATCCACGCACTTAACAAAAATGAAATACAAGACATAGATTATGAAACATATTTTGGTGAGATGGATTTATCTGACGAGGAAAAGGAAGATAGAAAAAAGCTTGCCGAAAAGTTTGAAAAAATCTTTGTTATGCTATTTGCCTTGTTATCCGGCAAGGAAGAAACAGAGATAACCACTATCACCAAAGAATTTATTGTCAGATATGAGAGCATTGCCACACAGTATTGTAAGTCAAAGAAAACACCCTCATACATTACGGATTATGCCCGGTACATTGTGAATGAGGTAGTTGACGCTACCACACAAAATGTTAAAGTAGAGTATTTTACTTCACAGAAGCGAGCAAAAAATGTAGCTGCGAATGAAGCTAATGCAGTCGGCAATTACAGATTGCAAACTGAAATGGTGAAACAGGGCTACAAAACAAAAGAATGGCGCTCAAAAGAAGATTCACATGTCAGACCCACACATGCGAATGTTGACAAAAAGAGAATTAATATTTTTGAGCCGTTTGAAGTTGGAAATTCGTTGATGATGTTTCCAAAAGACCATTCGCTAGGCGCAGAGGTAAAAGAAATAGCAGGGTGTAGATGCAGTCTTAAATATTACAAATAATGAGCAACTTGTAAGGAAACTTATAGGTTGCTTTTTATTATACAAAAAATTTGCAGTTGTGCGTTAAACAACAGAAAAACTCGGCGGGAGCGACCCGCGATAACAAAAGCGTGAGTTACGGAGGTAATTGAAATGACAAGAAATGATGTTTTGAAGCTTTTTCCGGACGCAACGGATGAGCAGATAACAAATCTGCTTAACAAGAGCGGTGAGGAAATGGCAAGAGAGAAAGAGAAAACCAATCAGTACAAGGCTAAAGCTGACAAAGCTGACGAGCTACAGACACAGCTTGATGAGCTACAGAATGGCAACATGACGGAGCTTGAAAAGGCAAATAAAGCCTTAGAGACAGCCAATCAGCAGATTGCCAAGCTACAGAAAGATAATGCTGTCAGAGATTTACGAGAGAGTGCAATGTCTGATTTTGGAATTACTGCAGAACAGGCAAAGACAGTAGTAAAAGAGGATGGCTCTTTTGACACAACATCACTTGGCAAGATTATTTCCGACATGAAAGCCAATGCGATAGCGGAGTATGAGAAGAATGCACTCAAAGGTACTCCTAATCCTAATAATGGCGGTAACAATAACAATGGTGGTACAGGAAATAAGACAAATGCTGAAAAGATAGCAGAAAGCCTTATATCTGATGCACCTAAAAGCAACAACATTTTATCACATTACATTCAGTAATAACAGGAGGTAAAAAATGGCAAAGGAAATGAATATGCAGTATGAAAAGACTTCATACGCGGGAGACGTACAGATTCTCAAAAGAGAGCCTAATGAGGCAATTCCTTTAACACTTGATTTTTCTGCGGTCACAGATAAAGACGCAAACGGAAAGAAAATTGTTAAAGCCGGTACACCAATTGGAAAGACAGGAGTTGTAGACAATACAGCAACTACAATCGGCATTTTGAGATTTGATGTAACAGAGGACAGACCACAGGGAGTACTGCTTAAGAAAGCATATCTTAACACAAAGGTAGCAGAAGCACACTCAGGCGTTACATATGACGAAACAGTTAAGACAGCTCTTCCGATGATTGTATTTGAATAATAACAGGAGGTAAACAGATGTTAATTAATGAAGTATTAGACAGTAAGTCTATTGCATTATCAGCAACAGAAAACGCTAGTAATCAGATACCTTATCTTGGTTTACAGTGGTTTCCGGAAAGCAAGAAACAGGGGCTTGATTTAAGCTGGATTAAGACACATAAAGGGCTTCCAGTATCACTTGCACCATCCAACTTTGACACAATCCCAACAATTAGAGCTAGAGAGGGATTAAGCAAGGAAAAAACACAGATGGCATTTTTCCGCGAGGGAATGACAGTCGGTGAAGAGGAAATGCTTGAAATCGAGCGTATTCAATCAGAAGATGACCCTTACCTTGCAAGTGCCTTATCAAGCGTATATGACGATACTAACAACCTTGTAAGCGGTGCAGAAGTTGTACCTGAGCGTATGAGAATGTCGCTTCTTGCCACAAGTGCGGGTCACCCAGTAATTGCCATTGTGAGCGATGGTGTTCAGTACGCTTATGATTACGATAAAGATGGCTCATATGCAAAAGACCATTATGCAAAGTTATCCGGCACAAGTAGGTGGAGCGATACAGCTAATTCAAAGCCACTTACAGACCTTAACAATGCAAGAAAGAAGTTGCAGAAGCAGGGCAAAATTGCTAGATATGCGCTTATGAACAGCAATACATTCCAGTATTTGCTTGATAATGCGCAGATAAGGAACTCAATCCTTGCACAAAACCTTACAGCAACTATTGATGTTGACGATGATACTGTTATTTCAATAGTGCAGAAGAGAACAAAGCTCACTATCGTACTTTACGATAAGATGTACATTGATGATGATGGCAAGGAGCAGTACTTCTACCCGGATAACAAGGTTACACTTCTTCCGGAGGGCAGTCTTGGCAGCACTTGGTTTGGCACTACACCGGAAGAAAGAACAGCAAGACAGGTAGCGGATGTAGATGTAACAGTATATGGTGTAGGTATTACAGTCGCTACAAAGACAGAGTACGGACCACCTATGAAGATGTCAACATTTGCATCCGAGGTTGTTCTTCCATCATACGAGAATATGGATAGCACATTCGTATATGAGGTTCATAGCGAAGAGTAGGGGGTGCAACTATGAAATATCCATATATAGTGATTCATAATGGTAAATGGTATAACGCGGGTGAAGAGGTTCCGGAAAATAATAATTCCGGAGCTTCTTTTGATTATAGCAAGACAACCATTAATCGCATGTCTACATCTGATTTACAGGCTTTTGCCACAGAACAAGGTATAGACAATGCAGAAGAACTTACAGGAGCAGAGCTAAAGAAGCTGTTAATTGAAAAATTTGGATTATAAGGAGCTTGGCATGGAATACACCACATTAGAGCAAGTCAAAATCAGACTTAAACAATTTCATATTGATACAGTCACGAATGATGATGAAACAACATCTGATGTGGTAGTGTTCGATAACAAGGAAGATAATCCGGTAATTGAACAGCTTATTAAACAGGCTACAGAAGATGTAAAAGCAAAAAGGTGTTATCCGGACACTTTCACTGATGATGATATAACTGCTGATTTAAAGCAGTTTGAAAATGTCGTTATCAATCTTGCTGTCTACGACCATTCACAAGCCGGTGAGAACTACATGAGCGCATTGAGTGAGGGCGGAGTGAGCCGTACATGGAAAGATAGAGATAAACTGTTTGTCGGAGTTTTCCCTTTTGTCAAAGTGCTATAAGCAAAAGAAGATTGTGCGTTACCAATATGGTAGCAGGCGGTACACATTAAGTGGTGGTGGGCGGTGTGCCAATTACTAAAGACGAAAGGCTGTAAGATGAATAATTTAATCTATCAGACATACATTATTGCCTTGCCAATCGTTCTGACAGCACTTTTGGGTTATATTGTTTGGCTTTTACAAGAGCAGAAAAAGCAAAAAGCGATAGACACAAAAGAAAGAAACGAGCGCATTGAAGAGGAAAAGAAGCTACGACAAGCGAACGGAAAAGGTACAATGTTACTTTTACGAGTACAGCTTATCGAATACCATGATAAGTACATGAAGCTTGGCGAAATTCCCTCATATGCGTATCAGAATTTTTGCGAGATGTATGACGCATACCACGCACTTGGTGGTAATGGCATGGTAACAAAAATGAAAAATGAGATTGAGGAAATCCATTTAGGTAAAGGAGGAAAAAACTGATGGACTTTACACAAGTACCTACAGTAGTTGCCATTATGGTAATTACTTATTTAATCGGATATGCTTCAAAGCAGATACCACAGGTCAAAGATAATATTATTCCTATTATCGTAGGTGTGGCCGGTGGAGTACTCGGCATTGTTGGAATGTTTGTAATTCCCGGTTATCCGGCAAACAACATTCTTGATGCAATAGCGGTTGGCATTGTGTCGGGCATGGCAAGTACCGGTGTTAATCAGATTTACAAGCAGATAAAGAAAAATGCTTGACATTAATAAACAAGCCATGAAATACGCGCTTCAAGGTCAAACTGTCACAGTCTATGACAAAGACGAGGACGGAAATCTAAAGTTTTACGAAACAGAGGACGGAGAGAAGATATATTACACCCATGAAGAAACAGGCTTTTCAGAGCCGGTCGATTTTCGGGCGAATATATCGTTTGACGGAGGAGAAGCGCAAAACAAGGAATATGGCTTTAATACGGCTGACTTTGATGCTGTTTTGCTGACAGACAGAGGAGAATACCCTTTTAAAAAGGGCGATGTTATTTGGCTCGATAGCGAGCCTACAAAGGATGCCAACGGATTAGTTGATTCAACTTCCGCAGACTTTACAATAGTAGGAGTGAAGCCCTCTCTTTACTCAGTTAAATACATGCTCAAAGCAGTTGTGAAAGAAGTGTAATTATGAAAATTGACGTTTCTCTGACAGAAAAATCTATACAAGATGCGATAGACAAGCTTGAAAGATACAAAGACCGCTTACAGGACAAGTGCATAGCGTTTGTTGGAGAGCTTGCTAGTAATGGTATAGCCGTAGCACAAGCAAATACAGGCAATTTTGGACACTATATTACATTTAGTTACGAAATTAAAGACACAACAGACGGCTGTACAGCTATTATTCTTGCAACAGAAACAGGGCAGATACAAAGTACATGGCAGACGGCAGATGGACTTAAGACAGTCGATGTATCGCCTTTGCTTATGGCTGAATACGGCTCAGGTTGGAAAGCTAAACCACACTTTAACGATGCAAGAGGCGGTCAAGGAACTTTCCCGGGGCAGACACACGCATTTGACAGCGAGGGTTGGTATTGGAGAGACGAAAGCGGAGAATTACATCATTCATACGGCATTACACCTACAATGCCGATGTATCACGCATTTTTAAAAATGGAAAATGAAATTATGAAAACAGCACGGAAAAATTTTAGTTGAGGTGAAATAAAGTGGCGAGTCAAAATCAATGGGTTTATGACCTTGAAAATCTCACGTATGCGATTTTGAAAACCCGATGCGAGAAAAAAATGAAAACTAAATATCCCAAGCTAAAATTCACACAAGAGGAACAGTCAGACAGTGCAGCAGCTAGTTTCCCTACAGTGCTAGTTCAAGCACTCGAACCTATTGAACAGAATGAGGATTTAGAGTGTGAAAGAATAAATACAGTGTTATTTACGGCACAAGTAATTGTTACAACGAATAAAAGCCGTTCAGAAGCCTTGAATGTGGCACAGACAGTGGCTAATGAATACAAAGCTATGTCATTCAAGCTGACAACAATCCCATTCGCTAGAAAAAACGGCAAAATATGGACAGCAACATTACGTGCTAGGCGGTCATTCGACTGGAACGATAGATTATAAGAGCCTTTTGGCTCTTATTTTTTTATGAAAAATTAGGAGGTAACAAAAATGGCAACAGGTTTAAAAAGTAGAATTGCTTACAAGACACCAACCGCATCCGCCACAAGTGGCGATTACTGGGCTGGAACTTACAAGCTCTTAATTAGAGCTAAAACAATTCCCTCACCATTCGGCTCACAGAACATGGTAGATACTTCAACTCTTGAGGATTTAGTAGAGACACAGGAAATGGGCAGACGTTCAGCCGGTTCCATGGAAGTTGAGGGAGCTTTTGAGAAAAAGTACAAGGATGAGATGGTAACTAACGAGGGCAAGAAGCTTGACTTCATCATTCTCTATGGCACAGACGGAAAAGGTTCAGAGGGTATCTGTGCTTTTATTGGACAGGAATCATTCGCCCCAGGCGAGGCTTCCGATGACCACTTAACAGGAACTGCGACTGTATCAGTTCAGACAGTACCTAAGTGGATTGAGGATAACTACGAGGTTGCGGTAACAGAGGATGACCAAGGCTATCCAACATCAATCATACTCACAAAAAAAGGGTGAGCCAATCGGAAAAAGCCGTAGCGGTTGGCTATGATGATAGCACGGCTGACAGCGAACTTGAAGAAACAATATAGCAAGGTAATTGAGGCAGTGTTAAAACTGCCTCTTTCCCTATATAAATTAGGGAGAAAGGGAAAGATAAAATGAAAATTAAATTAAGTGGAAAAGAGTATACAGTTAAATTCGGATATGCACCGGTAGTTAAGAATAAAATTATCCCAAGGCTCGTAGGAATGGAGCAACAGGGTGAGGGACTTGAAGTCATTGACAACATGCTTGAATTTTTACCGGAGTTTTTACTCGTAGGCTTGCAAAAGTTTCACGCTGACGAATTTGGCTTTGATTTTGACAATAAAGAAGCAAAAGAGAAACAGCTTGTAAAGGTATACGATTTACTTGATGATTACCTTGACCCGGAAAATGAAGAGGGTGGAGATTTACAATCACTCTACAATGATTTGTCGGCTGAAATGGAGAAAAACAGTTTTTTATCCAAGATGCTGGCGAAAGAGGTGCAGACAGCCAAGAAGAAACCAATCAAGAAGTAAAAGAGCTTACATGGGAAGTGTATTGTAACGAAATCCGCCCATATTGGCTTTTAGCAACTAAAGGCTATGGATTTAGCGTTGAGGACATAGACATGTCTTGTCCGGCTGATTTAGAGCCTTATTCAAAGGCTTATATGCTCGAGCAAAGAGAAGCCGACTCTAACATGTGGGCTTGGTGGGGCACATACGGATTAAGCGCAACTCTTACAGCTATTGACAGAGCCTTAAATGGCAATAAAGCAAGAGCAAAATACATTGAGAAATCATTAAATGAGCAATACTCAAAAGATAACGAGCCTAAATACAAGGAGTCTAATGAGGAAATTGCCGTATACGAAATGAAGCAACGAATTAACGCATTAAGACAGTCGGGATTACCTGAAAGTCCTGATTAATGAGGTGAAAATATGGCATATAAAGGAATTGACGTATCGTCATATCAAGGAAATATTGATTGGAGCAAGGTTAAGTGGGCCGGAGTGCAATTTGCAATCCTTAAAATAATCCGCAGAGACCTTAATCCGGATAAAACCTTTGAAGCGAATTGGAAAGGCTGTACTGATGTAGGAATGCCAATACAAGGTGTTTACAACTACTCATACGCTACAACAGTAGATAAGGCAAAGACGGATGCACAGAAAGTGATTGAGGTACTTGCCGGAAGAAAGACATTTGTATGGCTTGATGTAGAGGACAGATGCCAGCAAGGACTCGGACAGACGCTTATTGATATTATCAACACATATCAGAGTGTTATCAAGAGCGCCGGGCTTAACTTTGGTGTATACACAGGACTTAGCTTTTACAATCAGTACATTGCACCATACGCAAATCAGATTAACTGTCCGTTTTGGATTGCGCGTTATCCGTCAACTAAAGGAATGTCTATTGGTGATGAGCCTAATAGCGCAAAGAAGCCTGTTATTCAACATCCTCTGTATGGCTGGCAGTATTCAAGCGCGTTTACTTGTAGCGGTCTGAATAACAGTACTGACGCTAACTTACTCTATGTTGAGCTTGGTAAGGGTGATGGAATAGAGAATAATCCGGCACCAATAGCAACTCCGGTAAAGAATAACGCTTGGAAAGGCAATGAGGAGTATTACCTCGATAATAATGATGTAAGAAAATGGCAACATGCCATGAACATCGGATTTGACACAGGCGAACTTAAGGAAGATGGCAGATTTGGAGTTAATTCACAGAGATTTGCTAAAAATCACAATTTGTGGAGCGGTCAGAGACATAACTGCCCGACAGCCATTAAGTGGCTGAGAAAAACTCTGCATGACAAGTACCATTTTTACAAACTTGATACTGATTACGGCAAGTGGACGGATTATCTCACTAAATGTGTCATGGTATTTCAAAAGAATAGAGGTCTTAAGCAAGATGGATATGTTGGATTGATTACAACATACTATCTGCTCAAAGGATAAATACATGAGAGCTACTTTAGGGTAGCTCTTTTTTATTACAGGGAGGTGAGAAAATGGCAGAGAGCATTGAGCTTCAAATCAAGTCGGACGCGCAACAAGCGACTAGAGCCATAGGCAATTTACAAGATAAGTTGCGAGGCCTTGGAGATACTCTCAATTCCCTCAATGGTGCAAGCATAAGTAATTTTGCGAGCGGAATGTCACAACTTGCGACATCACTTAGAAGCGTGAGCAGTATTGACACTCGTACCTTTAGCAAGATTGCAACCAACATGGAGAAGCTAGGCAACCTTGATACTGCAAGGCTTGTCAGCTCGGCAAGTGCTTTAAAGAGCATGGCAACAGAATTGTCAGGCTTTGCGAATATCTCAAAGCAATCAGCAGAGATTACACAGCTAACGGCTTCAATCTCAAAGCTCGGCTCAAAATCAGCTGGGTATGCTGCGGATAATATCAGAAACCTTGGCAGTGCCCTGAAAGAGGTAATGACAACATTATCTAGCGCACCGAGAGTCAGCAACAATATTATCCAAATGACTAACGCCCTTGCTAATTTGTCACAACAAGGCTCAAAAGTCGGTTCGGCTAGTAGGTCACTTGTAACAGGCTTTTCAAACACAACTAAGTCGATTAAGAGTACAAGAAGCGGATTTAGAGGCTTGGCTTCAACTATCGGTAAGTTTTACGCAACTTATTGGATGGTTATGCGAGCCGTAGGGAAAATAGGCAGCGCAGTTGATTTAGCGAGCCAGCTAACGGAGGTTCAAAACGTAGTAGATACCACGTTCGGTGATATGACAAGTAAGGTTGATGATTTTACAAAAACATCAATTCAAGACTTTGGAATGTCGGAGCTGACAGTTAAGCAAATATCAAGCCGATTCCAAGCACTGGGTACTTCTGTAGGCATTACATCACAGCAAGTGGCGAATGGTACGGCAGTGGCAAATAAAGCTCTTATGAGCCAAAATAACACGCTATACAAGGCTACAGACAGTATGGCTGATATGTCGCTTAATCTTACAAGATTAGCCGGTGATATGGCTTCATTCTACGATGTAGACCAAGCCGATGTTGCAAAGAGCTTACAATCTATTTTTTCGGGAACAATCGCACCATTAAGGAGATACGGACTTGATTTAACGCAAGCCACACTTTCTGAGTGGGCTATGAAAAATGGACTTGACGCAAATATCAAGTCAATGACGCAAGCTGAAAAGGTATTGCTAAGATATAATTATGTCATGGCAAATACGCAAGCTGCGCAAGGAGACTTCGCCAAAACAGCCGATAAACGAAACGTTAGTTTCATGTGTCGCGCAGCATAGTAATATGCTGATGAAAAATCGAGCAAAGTCGGTGAAAACTAAGTTGATTTAGACAACATACTTTGATATAATATGTTCGAGGTGATTTAATGAGAACGTATTATATCTATAAGGCTACAAATAAAGTAAACGGAAAATTATATATCGGACAAACAGTAAACTATCACGCTAGGGTTCAACAACATTTAAGGTGTTCGCCAAAAGAGGATTGCTTATTTCACAGAGCAATTAAAGAATATGGCAAGGACAGCTTTGAATGGGAAGTGATTGATAAATGCAATAGTTCACAGAAAGCATTGCAACTTGAAAGATTTTATATATCTTTGTATAACACATACAGAGATGGATATAATGAGAATAAGGGCGGTGTTGGTGGACACAACGCAAGAGCTGTCGTAAGGCTAGATAAAGACGGAACATTCATAGAAAGATACGATAGTGCGATGGAAGCCGAGAAATATGGTTTTGGTAATGTTGATGTATTATTATGTTGCAAAAACAAAATGCTGACATGTAAAGGCTATCAATTCATGTTTGAAGATGAATATAAAGCTAATGGAGCTAAGACATATGTAAAGCCAAAACCTATCAATCAGAGAAAAGTTATTCAATGTGACCTAAAAGGCAATTATATCAAAGAATTTGATAGCATAGCACAGGCTTCAACCGAAACAGGAACAAACAGGACAACACTGATAGGGGCATTGAAACATCGTTATAAAAATGCCAATGGATATATTTTTGTCTATAAAGAAGATTTTCCGATAAAAGATTTGAGCATGTATACTAAACTAAAAAAGGGTAGGAAAATAGCTCAAATTGACATAAAAACAAATAAAGTAGTCAAGGAGTATGATAGAATATCTGACGCTGGCAAAGCGTTGGGGGTCAATTACAAAGCCATACACAAAGTAGTTGATAAACCCGACAGGACAGCATACGGATATAAATGGATAAGTCAATAAGTCAATACCGAGGTAATCAATCAGATAGCGAAAGGCTGATTGACACTGTAACGCGTAGGAAGTGAATAAATATAATCTTCCCAAGAGTGCTCGACAACCATAAGACGTAGAAATGCGTCTTATTTTTGTGGTTGAAAATGTACGCTGAACTTATAGGAAACTATAAGAAGTAGAGGATAAAAAGCCTTTACGATAACAAATTGACATGGGCGAATAGTGTAAGAGTCCTCAAGCAAGAGTTCCAAGCATGGGGCAGTATCATAGGTAGCGTAGTAATCAATGCTTTAAAGCCGTTTGTTCAAGCCTTAAGCAAAGTAATGCTCAAGGTTATCAGCTTTACAAGAACTGTAGCTGACGCACTCGGAGCAATCTTCGGATGGACTATCGAAATAAGCGGTCGTGGTGCCACTGCTGACGGCATGGAGGACATAGCTGACGGAGTTGGCGATATTGGTGATAACGCTGATAGTTCCAATAAGAAAGCACAAAAACTGAAAAAGACACTGCTTAGTATAGACGAGATACACGCACTTGACGATAACAGCGACAGTGGCAGTGGTGGCGGTTCAGGCAGTGGCGGTTCCGGTGGCGGTGGAGCTGGCAGTGGTGTTGATAGCTCGCTGAAAAAGACCGATGGATTGCTCGAAAAATACAAATCATCAATCAAAGACCTTTACTCACTCGGAAAGTACATTGGTGACGCTCTTGCGAGTGCTATGGAGAGCATTGATTGGAAGAAGATTTATCAGAAAGCTGACAATTTCGGAAAAGGACTTGCAGACTTCCTTAATGGCTTAATCAGCCCAAGACTCTTTTACGATTTGGGTGCAACAATAGCTGGTTCACTGAACACAGCTTTGCATTTTCTCAATTCATTCGGTACAACATTCGACTGGACTAATTTTGGCTTGTCGATTGCTAACGGCATTAATGGATTTTTTGAGAATTTTGATTTTGCGTTACTAGCAAAAACTATTAACGCATGGGTGCAAGGAATATACACCATGCTAACCACGGCAATTAAAAATGTGTCGTGGAAAGACATACTTAAAGGAATTACGGACTTTTTAAGCAATTTGGACATTAAAACTGTTGAGATAATAGTTGGCACATTGCTGATAAAAAAGATAATTTCGTTAAAATTGGGTTCAGTGGCACTCGCTTTTATTGGAAAATCATTATCAAAAGCGATAGCACAGGCAATAGCTTCAAAAATTGGATTTGAGCTTGTAGAAGGAGCTGGCATTGGAACGGCAATAATGCAAGCATTTAAAACCATTTTTGCTTCATTATCAACAAATCTTGGATTACTCATAGAGGGATTATTCAGTGGTTTAAGCTTGGGTGATGCAATAACGGCTGCATTCGGAACGGGGGCAGCAGACCTATTAGCAACAATCGGTTCTGCTTTTTCGGCAATAGCCGGAACAATTTTATCTATCGTAAATTTTGTCAAAATGTTAAAAGACGGATTTAGCTGGGTGAATGAGATTTTAATGGTGATAGGTGTTGCATTGGCTACAATCGGAGCAATATTAGCTGGTGTGGCAGCATTGCCGGCGGTAATTGTTGGAGCAATAGTGGCGGCAGTATCAACAATCGTTGTTTTAGTAAAAGATAATTGGAACACAATTTGTGAACTATTTTCAACGGCTGGCGAATGGTTCAATGGAAATGTCATTGAGCCTGTAGTTTCGTTTTTTAAAGATATGTGGAAAACCATAAGTGGCTTTTTCGGCTCTCTATGGAAAGACATAGTAACTGTGTGGCAAGGAGCTTCGAAATGGTTTAGTTCCACAGTAATTGAGCCGATAGTTGGCTTTTTTAAAGGCTTTGCTACACGAGCACAACAGATTTTTCAAGGTGTTTGGATAATAATTCAAGCAATTTGGATAGTAGCTTCAAGCTGGTTTAATAATAATGTGATTACTCCAATTTCAAATCTGTTTAACTTTTTAAAAACGTTTATACAGACAACGATACAGACAGCAAAAGATTTTGTATTTTCAACATGGCAAGGGGTGGCAAGTTGGTTTAGCGGTACAGTAATACAACCGATTTCAAACTTTTTTAATATGTTGAAAGCTGGCATAACATCGGCACTTAGCGTAGCAAAGAACTTTGTTATATCTACGTGGCAAGGAGTAGCGAGTTGGTTTAATGGCAATGTTATTTCACCTATCACAAACTGCTTTAATATCATGAAAAACGGAATTACAAACGCGTTTAATTATGTGTGGAGTTCAATAAGAGGCGGCGTTACAGGAGCCATGAACTACGTTATTTCTAAAATAGAAAACGGCGTTAATTTTGTTGTCAGTGGAATTAACTCTTTATTAAGAGGATTTAACAAAGTTGTTTCTATGGCCGCTAAGGTGGCTGGTGCAAATTGGAACGGAGTATCGTTAGTCCCGAAAGTGCACATTCCAAGGCTCGCTAGTGGTGGAATTTTCCCAAGGGGAGAGGACGGCATGGCTTTTATTAATCACAATGAGTTAGTCGGTAAATTCTCAAATGGTAGAAATGTAGTTGCAAACAATCAACAGATTACAGAGGGAATTAAACAGGCTGTCATGGAAGGCATGGCACAAGTAATGATGAACTATAACGCTGGTGGAAGCTCTGCACCTATCATTGAAAACGTGTTTAAGTGCGACAGTGAAACACTCTATCGCATGACACAAGTAGGCAAAGCAAAGCATGGACAACGATATATTGTAGCAAATGAATTTGGCTAAGACACTCACCCTTGTGTGGGTGTCTTTTTACGAGGTAACAATATGGCAATGATGTTAGTAGACGGAGTGGAATTACCTACTCCGTCAACTTTTGAATGGGGCATGATTGATGTGTCTGCAAGCGACAGTGGACGTACACAGGACGCTCAAATGCATAAAAACAGAATAGCACAGAAACGACAGCTTAAATTGTCATGGAGTGGTACAGACACGGCTAGGACGGCAAAGATACTTCAAATGGTAAACCCCGAATATATCAGAGTGACATATCCTGACGCTATGAGTGGCACTGATGAAACACGCACGTTCTATGTGGGTGATAGGAGCGCACCTATCAAGATATGGACTATTAACAATAAGAGGTATGAGACATTGAGCTTTAACCTCATAGAAGTATAAGGCGGTGATTAAATGCTAAACGTATCAGCTAAATGGCAAAGGGCAGTAATGCTTGACAATGATATAAACGTAAATTGCTTTGCCGACATAGTTACGGCAAGTGGTGAAAAAATCCCTATTAGTGATAGTGAGCTGTGGGCGAATGGCTTCGAAGTTAATGACTCAACATCAAGCAATGGTACTTTCACAATCGGGGCTTTGATTGCCGGAAAACTGAAAATTAAGCTGAATAATATTTATGAAGATTACAGCAAGTATGATTTTGATAAGGCAAGCGTAACAGCATATGTTTCAAAAAGTTTTTCTGACGGCACAACCGAAAAACTAAAAATTGGTGAGTATAGAGTCAGCGAGACAAGCTATGACGGCTCACTCATAACACTTACTTGCCTTGACAATATTAACAATTTCAATCGCGAGTACGATAGCAATTTAAGCTACCCTACGACAGCATATGAGGTAGTCAGAGACGCTTGTATTAAGTGCAATGTACCTTTTACTATGGCGAGATTTGATAACTCTGATTACGTGATTAACGAGATACCGAGTGATAATCAAAAACTTACATATGGACAGGTGACAGCTTACATCTTGCAGTTAAGTGGATTATGGGGCAAATGCGGTCACGATGGTGAATTACTTATCGGTTGGTATGATATGAGCCAGTTTGGGAGCCAAAATTACAATGGTGGAACTTTTAGCACGAAAACTACACCATACTCTGACGGAGATAGCGTTGATGGTGGAAATTTCACCGACTATTCAAGTGGAGATGGTGCTGATGGTGGAACATTCACGGAGGCGAGAAATTACCACAATATTTACACGCAAAAAGACTTGAATGTTGCGACCGATGATGTTGTTGTCACTGGGGTAAAGATAACTGTAACCTCGAAAGAGGACAAGGCAAAAGATGTTAATGCTCTTGCCGGAAAAGAGGGATATGTAGTCTCAATCTCTGATAATCCGTTTATTTCGGCAGACAGGGCACAGGCAGTTGCAAATTATATCTTCAAAAAAATCGGTGGCATGAGATTCAGACCTCTTGATGCTACGCTTTTGTCAAACCCACTGATTGAGAGTGGAGATGTAGCACTTGTTACGGATCGCAAGCAGAATACCTATAGCTGTTTTATTTCCAATAGGACATTCATTGTTGGAAGCGGTACAAAAATTTCATGTGACGCTGAAAATGCTTCAAGAAATAGTGCTGATAAATTCAGTAATGAGACAAAGGCTGTCGTACAAGCTAGGGAAGTTGCACAGGCACAACTAAGTGTATATGACAAGCAAATGCAATTGCTGACACAGCTAATGTCTCAATCGCTCGGGCTTTTTAAGACTGAACAGAAGCAAGAGGACGGCTCAATTATTTACATCATGCATAATAAAGCTGACCTTAATTCGAGCAACATACAGTGGAAAATGACGGCTAATGGCATGGCTGTATCAAGTGACTATGGTAAAACGTGGAATGCCGGAATTGATAAAGACGGAAACGCTATTTTCAATATTATGTCGGCTATCGGCATTAATTTTGACTGGGCACATGGTGGCACACTCACTTTAGGCGGTGAGAATAACACAAACGGCAAGCAGTATGTCAAAGATGCAAACGGAAAGACACTTGTAACGCTGGATAATAAAGGTATTACACTTGATGACGAAGTAAGTATTTCGTGGAACAATATCTCAGACCAACCCGATTTTGCAACAAACGATACGCTAAACGAATTAAAAAACAATATTGGTTATACAGAAATTAACAATCAGTATGTTATTTCGCCACATATATATGCCGGAACTGTTACTGCAAGCAATTTTGTGGGCTGTAAATACGACGCACAGGGTACAAAAAAATATCTGAAAAAGAATTATACAAGCAACGATACAGACAAAATTGAGCAGATAGTATCGGGGGGATATGCGCCTAATATTGATGATTTCTTCAAATTAGACGTAGACGGAAACGGAAAAATTGATGTACTTGATGCGGTCATTATTAGAAATAAAATTATCAATGGCAATGATTTAGAGTACACAAGAAGAGTTGTGATTGACCCTAGCGAAAGCGGAACTATTGTGTTTTATCAAAATGGGGAAGTGACCGGATATATGGCACCCAAGGGAATAAATGTCGGCTCGGTATATACCGGATATTTGGAAACGCACGACTCCGTTCAAATGTACCCATATGGACAATATACCAATCCGGTGCTTTCAATAGGACAGTCAAATGATATATTCATTAATAATATGACCGCCACAAACTCTACTGTAACATCTGACGCAAGATTGAAAAAGAATGTCAAGAAAATACCACAGGAATGTATAGATGGAGCAATGAAAGTGGATTTAGTTCAGTATCAATACATATCTAAGATTGACAAAGAAGAAAGAAAAAACTTTGGAATAATAGCGCAAGATGTTGCTGAAAAAATGGGCTTGCAAAATGATGAAAATTTTGGAATTTTGTCTAAAAGTAAAGAGTTTCCAAACGTAGGGGAGTGTTATAGCGTTAGTTATGAGCAATTCTTAATTTTAAGACTTGCCGGAGACGAGCAGAAGATTGATAAAATGCAAAAACGCATAGATGAACTGGAAGATAAGTTTTCAAGATTGTGTCAGAAATTAGGCATTGATGAAAGCGAGGTGTAGCTTATGGCAATTCAAATGAGACGAGGGGCATACGCGCAGTTTGACCCCTTAAAAATGAAAGCCGGAGAATGGGCGGTATCGACCGACTCCGACACAAAAAAACAGCAGATATGGATGTGTTTTGCACCCGGAATAGTTAAGCGAATGGGAACTGTTGAGGATTTTGACACTGAAATTCAAAGACTTATTCAGAACTATCTTGACGGCATGGCTCAATCCGTATCACAAGCTCAAAAATCAGCAGAACTTGCCACAAGCAAAGCTCAAGAATCAGCTAATTCTGCAAGCAATGCTAAAGAAAGCGAAATAAAAGCCAAGGCTTCTGAAACTAATGCTAAGACAAGCGAGACTAGCTCTGCTAAGAGCGAGTCGGAAGCGCAAAAATATGCAGAGCAAGCCAAAGAAATATCTGAGAGCTTAAGTGGAGCATTAAGGCCTCTTGGAACAATTAACTTTGCCGACTTACCGAACACAGCGAATGCTACTTCCGGTGATATGTACAATATAGCCGACCAATTTACTACGACCACAGATTTTAAAGAGGGGGCTGGTAATATAATCCCCTCCGGCAGTAATGTATATCTGACAATCGACAGATATTGGGATGTGCTTGCCGGCACACCGGTAACAGGAGTAAAAGGCGCAAAAGAAGCTTATTATCGCAGAGGAAATGTAAACATAACCCCTACCAATATCGGAGCGGTTGCAGAAGATGGAAATATAAGCGATACAACAGTTACTTTTGCCGATGCAACAACTAGAGCAAATCTTGTTTCTGGCGAAAAAGTGTCGGTCGGCTTCAAGAAAATTAAGAAGTGGTTCGCTGATTTGAAAAGCTTTGCTTTTAAAGATTTAGCGAACAATCTCACGACTACTACCACTGGCAGTGCATTAGATGCGAGCCAAGGTAAGATTTTGAATGACAAATATGGTGAATTAAACCAGAGTTTAGGCAATTTAAAGACGGATTTTAAAATTAATTTAGATGGTATAAAAATTAAAGCTGGCACTATAGTAAAAGAAGTGAAATCGGGTAATAATTCATTTGTGTTATTTACCTTAGAACAAGTCAAAAACATGTTTGGGTTAGAAAGTTTCTCTGTTAATGATATTGCTATATTAATAAGTAATGGTGACGGAAAGGCTTTTCCTTCTCACTTAGAAGGTGTAAGTATATTAAATAATAATTGGTATGTAGTTTTTAAAGATATAGTACAAGGGAATATGAGTTGTAGAGTTCAATATGTAATATTTTATTGGGGGAATTAATTATGTAGTAATATATCTATTCTTTACAGTCCATGTTGTCAATATTCGACAAAATAAAACACTTTAAAGTGCTACAGTGATGATGTTCTCAATAAGAGAACTCTTCAAGTTTCGGTAGGGCGGTGGATTTTTCTGCCGCCCTAATATTGACGTTTAAGAACAAATGTTCTATAATTGATGTATCGGAGGTGGTATTGTATGGAATATAAGGAAGAAATAATTAAAATGATTGAGGGCTTGGAAGATAAAGACCTGTTATTGTACTTGTACATATTTATTAAGGGAAAAATAGAGGCAGAGTAAAAGCTCTGCCTTGGTAATTATATTTTCTTTTCCCAAACATTACCGCACTTTGAGCACACAAACTTTGTTTTGCCATTCTTGCCTTTAATTCCGGTAGCAGTACCGACAACGGCACCGACAGGTCCGAAGAGACCGCCTACTGTGTTGCCAACAAGTGCTTTACCGAATGAGAATTTTTTCTTGGTATCAACAGGTATGCCAACACCATCACAACCCCATTTAGGACATTTAACAGTTTTACTCATAATAAAATACCACCTTTCTTATTAATTTGATTTATTTTGAGTATTTTCATACATCATATCTATTAAATTCATAATATTTTCTTGTTCTTTATCCGACAATTTAGATAATTTCAATGCGTAGTCCTTGATTTTACTATTCATGTTCGACAGAGCCAAGTCTTTTGTTGCCTCCTCAACAACTGAATGGTGCTCTTTTCCGGTAACTAAATAATCAAGTGAACAATCAAGACATTCTGCAATTTTTACCAGCTTAAACAATTTTGGACTACTTTTTCCCTTTTTCCAATCTGAAAAAGTACTTTTAGGGAAACCACCATATTTAGCCACTTCTGAATCATTTAACCCTTTTGAGTCTCTTAATTTACAATATCTTTCGTACATAGAAAATCTCCTTTAAAAAAAGTTGTGATTTCTCAACATTTGGGGTTGACAAATAAGACTTCCTAATGTAGAATGAAAAAAGAAGTTAGGAAATCTCAACTCAATAAAAAATAAAATTGAGAAAATAATATTATGCTTCTGGACAATTCATAGTATACACGATTTTCTAATTTTTATCAAGACATAGTTAGGATTTTTGAACTAAAAACAAAAGCTGTTAGCGTACTACCACCAACAGCCGTTGCCTTATTTTTTACACCACATACATTTTGCAGTCTTTCGACGCACTGTGTAGTACCAATGCTTCTTTAAATGTTCCGTCACTTATGCAGTTTAAGTACAGCTGTTTAATTGCCATTAGCTGACGGATTGAGAGGAGTATCTAGCGTAGCACGGCATATTACCGGAAATGCCAGCCATGATTTTTTATCGAGCTTTACTGCCCAAAATGCGCTACACCGATTGCTACATTTTAAATGCGACCTCGCAAATATGGAACAGGCAAAATCAAAATTGCTTTCAAGGTTTTTACCTCCTAGCGTATTTTGCCTAATATGGCGCTTTTTATTGTAACGGATTTCCTAACTATTGTCAAGAAAGGAGATGGGAAATTGAATAAGAAAAAACGACAGGCGAGTTTTAAAAAACTTGACACGCTCATAAAAGCTAGAAACGTTTCGTTTTACAAACTGTCGGAAGAGCTTGGAATGGCACGGAGTACTTTTTCGGATTGGAAGTCAGGAAAATCAATGCCAAAAACAGACAAGCTAATTAAGATTGCTAATTATTTTGGCGTAGAAGTTTCTTATTTTATCGAGTAGAAAGGAGAAAACATGAACGATTTACAAATTTTCAACAATGAAGAGTTCGGAGAAGTCCGAATGACAGAAATTGACGGAAAGCCATATTTCGTAGCAACAGATGTGGCAACCGCACTTGGGTATGCGACACCGAGGGATGCAGTTTCTAGGCATTGCAAGGGAGTCGTGAAACGCGACACCCCTACATCTAGTGGAGTACAGTCTATGTCATACATAAATGAGGGTGATTTATACCGACTTATTATGAAATCAAAATTGCCTAGCGCAGAGAAATTTGAGCGGTGGGTAATGGATGAGGTACTTCCGTCAATCAGAAAAACAGGCAGTTATGGTATGCCAAAGACAACAGGCGGTCAGATACAGCTTTTGGCACAGGGCTACACAGAATTGGAGCAGAAAGTAAACGACATCAAAGACGATGTGAGTGAGCTTAAGGAAAACGTACCACTTTACAGTTGCGATATTGACGAGATACAACAGCATGTTAAGCGCAGAGTTGTAAATATCCTTGGTGGCAAGCAGAGTGAAGCATACAGGGATAACAGTATCAGACATAAGACATTCTCTGATATATGGACACAGTTAAAGCGTGAGTATGGTTGTGTATCTACTTATAAGAGTATCAAGAGAAAGTATATAGACGATGTGCACGAGTTTATTGATTGCTATGTCGTGCCTAAGTATCTTGATGAGCTTATTCAGGATGCAAACGCTCAACAGAGTTTTGCATAGTGAGGTGATTGTATGAGAAAAAGAACTTTAAAAGAGAAGTTTTACACCGGTTGTGGCTATTCGATTTTCGGAGCATTAGCATTTGCGTTTTTTCTTGGGCTGTCTGTGGCATACGGAATTAAGACAGCAAGTATTATCGTCGGAGCAATCGTAACAGTATTTTGGCTGATACTGATTGCAATATGTCTCATAGAGGAGGGCGAACCGCATGAGAAAAAGAAGCCTGATATTGATGTTATCAATTTCAATAATTGGAACTATGACCTTAAAGCCAATAGCAACGAAAGCAGATAGCAAAGTTGAACTGACAGCCGGAGTTTCTTCCTATTTAAATAGCGTAATGCTTGGAAAGGTTGAGCCAACAGTAATTCAGAATGAGCCGGTTGTAGTTGAGCAGGCATATGAAGAGCCAACAGTTCCGACTTGCCGTAAGAAATACAGTTGTAGCCGGTTTAAGAAGCTAGGGCGAGTCCGATACGGCAATTACACTTATACGTGGTACTCACAGAGAGTGTTACCTGGAGGCGGTCTAAATATTCCGGGCAGACATCTAAACGAGCATGGGCTTGTAGTTGATGAAAACGAATACGTTGTAATTGCAAGTGACGATTTACCACACGGAACTGTAGTTGATACTCCTATTGGCATACAAGGGATTGTATATGACGAGGGTAGCGGAAATGGAAATCTTGACATCTACTGCGATTGGTAGCCAATTGAAGCGTCAGAGTGTTAACGATTACCTACAAGAATTATATCGAGCTAAACGGCACAAAGACAAATCATTTGACTTTCAAGCGCTGTTGGATAAAGAAATGGAGAAACTAAATGAGCGACAATGTAAGACGGATTAGGCTGGGTGATACAAGATACCGATTGAAGCCATTAACAAGAGAGCAGAAGCTATTGCTCAACAAAGCTCATTACGTGGCTAGTGAGTGGCTTTTTGTATCGGAGTCGGACTCATACTTAAGAGTAGTTAAAAAATCAAGCCTGCACGGAAATTTGATTCTAAAAACCATAAACAAATAATAGAAAGAGAGGAAATGCAATGAAGATTACACACATTTTTGCACAGAATTTTTGTAAATTCTATGGCAAAAACACATTAGACGCAGATTTTTCAATGAAAACTGTGTTATCCGGTCAAAATGAAGTCGGCAAATCGACAGTTAAGAGAATTATTCTTGATGTGCTGAATTGCCATGACGAGAACGACAGAGAGATTACAGGCATAAGACCGCATGATGAAAACGGAGTTGAGATTGACGATGTTGACATTGTGAGAGCTGTTACCTTTGAGATTGACGGAAAAGCAAAGACTCTGAAAAAGGTTACAAGACAGAAACGCAACAAAAAAGGCGAGATTACAGGCAGTGTTACTGATTACTCAATCAATGATGTGCCGTACAAGATGGCTGACTACAATCAGTACATCAATGACAACATGGCAGAGCTTGGAGTATTACCATTCTGTTTAAATGCCATGACATTGCTCAACAAGTCACAGGCAGAGCAGAGATTAGCACTTGCAAGCTATTTTGGCACACATACTGATGAAGAAATCTGCGATATGTTTCCACAATTTGCCGAGCTTAAGCCAATGTTTGACGATGGGGACGTAGACCAGCTCAAAAAAGTATGTCGTGGCAAGCTAAACGGCACCGGCGGTAGGAATGGCTCAAAAGGACTTGTTAAGGAAAGAGACGAAATCTCAACAAGGATTGATACAATCCATTCCACCAATGAGTATACAGACCTTGCAGAGCTTGAACTTGAAAAGAAAACATACGAGCCACAGCTTAAGGAAATTGAAGATAAGCTGTCCGACTATAACAAGATTTTAGAATGTAAGCAGAAAGCTACAGAGGACATTATGAACCTTAAATTTGAGCTTTCTGATATGGAAAGAAAAGCCAATGCTGACAATCAGAAAAAACGCATGGAGCTACAGTTGCAGATTGACGGCTTCGATGTTTCAATCCGCAAAACAGAGTCAATGATAAGAGCTGGAAAAGCTAGCATTAAAAGCTCCGAAAGAGAGATTGAAGATTGCGCAATAGACTTAGCAAAGGTACGTGCTGACTGGAAAAAAGCAAAGGCACTTTCCTTTGATGAAAGCAGTGTTAATTGTCCGATGTGCGGTCAGAGATTGCCGGAAGATAAGGTGGAGGTCTTAAGAGCCGAATTTGATGCTCTAAAAGCAAAGGACCTTAAAGAGCTTGAAGGTAGGGGCAATGCACTGTCAAACTATAGCAAGGGGCTTAAACAGGCTATTGAGGATAAGAAAAAAGAGATAGCTGACCTCGAAGCAGAACTTAAGGAGCTGGCAGAAAAGCGTGATACTGTTGCTGACAAGTTTGAACGTGATAACATCGCTAAAGTGCTTGGAATGGTACCTACTGATATTGACATGACAGGCAACAGTGAGTATCAGGAACTTAAGGCTAAAATCGAGGAAAAAGAAAAAGCTCTTGCCGATGAAAATGATACATCGGAACTTATCAGAAAGCTCAAAAACGAGCGAAACGAACTGTTAAGGCAAGTTTCATCGGTTGACGCAAAGATTGAGCTTGGTGTGGCAAATAACAAGCGTATAGACGATAGCATAGCCGACCTTGAAGATAAGAGAAAAGACCTCAATCAAGAGATAGCCGATTGGGAAAGAAAGCTTGATTTGCTGAAAGAGTTTACACGTAAAAAAAACGAGCTTTTACAGGCTGATGTTAATAAGTACTTGGATTTTGCCACGGCAAAGCTGTTTAGACCGCTCTTAAATGGTGATACCGAGGAATGTTGCGACTTTGTTTACAATGGTGAAGCATATGCAAGAAATCTCAATCATGGCGCAAGAATGCTGACAGAAGTTGACATATGCCGAGCTTTTCAGAAAGCAGCAAGTGTTAATTTCCCAATTATCATTGATGATACAGAGAGCGTTGACGATTGGAGAATACCACAGATTGATAACCAGTTGATTATGTTGAAGCATACACAGGACAAAGAGCTTGTGATTGAAAATATGGAGGTATAGAGATGATTAAAGCAAAAGACGGAGAAGTTACATTTAGAGGTACAAGAAGCAATATTATGGCAGAGGCAATTACTGTTTTACGTGCGCTTAAAGAGGCAGTTTCAGAGGAAGAGTACAAAATGGTAATTAGACTTGCTGATAAAAGCGAGGAACAGGTGAAAGATGAAGCCGAGAGAGCGAGAGAAACACTCAAAAAGTTACTTGGATTATAGGAGGTTCAATATGAGTATTAAGAAGAGAAATTATTATATGGGTGGGAAGAAACATACTGTAGAGCTTAAGTATGACGGATATATGTATACAGTTATATCTGACGGAGTTTTATTCAAGCAGACAGCTAATGAGCTGTTTGCGGTTCAAGCATTTAATGAGATTTAGGAGGATTAATTATGGCAGAGAATACAGCAGTTGCAGAAAAGAAAGAAGCTGAAAGCAGAGAGCTTGTAGCAAAAGATTTTACAGAGGGAATGGTTGTTAAAATTAAGCAGAAAGAGAAATTCGGCTTAACATTTCCTAAAGATTACAACTACACAAATGAGCTTATGTCAGCAATGCTTATTTTACAGGACACACAGGATATGAATAAGAAGCCTGTATTACAGAGTTGCACAAGGGCAAGTATTGAAAATGCACTTATCGAAATGGTGACAGACGGATTATCAATAAGAAAGAAGCAGTGTTACCCAGTTGCTTATGCGGGCAAATTAAGCTGTCAGCCATCTGTTTATGGTGCAACTTGTCTTGCTAGAAGATATGGACTTAAAGACATTAATGCATCAGTTATTTATAAAGGGGATGTATTCAAGTACCACAAAGAGGATGCAAAGACAATTATTGATTGCCACGAACAGAGCTTTGAGAATATCGACAATGACAAGATTGTTGGTGCTTATGCGGTAGCGATTATGGAAAATGGTGAGAAGATTGCAGAAGTTATGACTATGGCACAGATAAAGACAGCTTGGAAACAGGGATACGGATATAAGGAGACCGGAAACGGAGTTCATCAAAAATTCGCAGACCAGATGGCTATGAAAACTGTTAAGAACAGACTTCTTAAAGCTATCAACAATACTCATAGCGGTTTTGGTAAAGAAGATGATTACGGGGAAATCAGCCACGATGAAATGCTTGAACAGGATGTTGCCTATGATATTGAGCAGAACGCAAACGCAGTAGATTTTGACGAGGACAACATAATTGATGTAGAGCCGACCGACACAGCCGACAAGCAGTCAGAGGAGCTACCGCCGTTCATGCAGAGTGAGGAGAACTGATATGAGAGTAATTTCACAGGACGGAACAATTGATATGCCATATGAAGGGGTGATTATTCAGAGATTCAAGTCAAGAATTTATTTTCTGAATAAAAACTTAACAGGCGTTGAGTCACTTAGCGATGACATGCAAATTGCTGAATATTCCACCGAAGCAAAGGCAGTTAAGGCTATGGAAATGCTGAGAGAAGCATATATCGGTATGCCTATCGTAATGCAGAATGTTGATATTTCAGAATATGTGGCAAAGGAATTTGAAAGATTAAAGAAGTGCGGTGTTATGGTGCGAGCAGAAAATCAGCCGTCAAAAGTAGATTTTATCAACAATACTGTCTTTCAGTTCCCACAGGATGATGAAATCGAGGTGTGAGTATGAGAATTATTAAAGGCAAAGAAAAAGAATACAAGGATTGGTACGACAAGAATAGTGACGGATACAGCAGAGCTTGCTTCACTTATGCTGAAAGGTGGGCTGAACTGTTGGAAGCAGAAATCGACAAGAGCAATGATGTTATGAAGTGTTTTGCTGATAATGCAGACAGATTGAGCCGTGAAGCAGACACAGAGGGCATAACAGGATTTATGTACGGATGTGCAGTTAGTATTCTTTCGCAGTGCTGGGAATACGGAGAGTATTTGAGAAAGTGGCATAACAAAAAGTATGACTATGACGGAGACGGAGCTGTAAATCCAGCAGTTATAACAGTAGGGTGAAATGATGAAACTTAAATGTATCGCAACAGGAAGTACAGGAAATTGCTACACCTTAACTTCCAACAATGGAGAAACACTCATCCTTGATTGTGGAATACCGATTAAGGAGATTAAAAAAGGCCTGAATTGGCATATAAGGGGGATTGCGGGTGTGATTATAAGTCACACCCACCTACCCTAGACCACAGCAAGTCATTAAACGATTTTAAATCAATGGGAATACCGATTTATGCACCATATTTGAAGATTGATTATATGTCAATGAATATGGGCGGATTTACAGTAAAACCCTTTGATTTAACAACAATAGACGGAAATTGGACACACACAGACGCAAATGGTGAGCCTTGTCCAATATACGGCTTTCTGATTACTCACAAGGAAATGGGGAGAATGCTTTACATTACCGATTGTGAGGTTGTCAAGTGGAAGTTTAAAGACATAAGCCACATTCTCTTAGGTGTGAATTATGACAAGAATTTGGTTGATAAGGATAATGACCCAAAGACAAGACACGTTTTCAGAGGTCACTTATCCATTGACACAGCTTGCGATTTTGTTAAAGCGAATTATTCAGATAACTTGCAGAACGTCATAATGTGCCATTTATCAAGTGAAAATTCTGATAGTGGTAGTTTTATCGAGAAGATGAAGAAAGTTGCTTATGGGGCAAATGTAGATGTTGCGGAGCGTAACAAGGAATGGCTACTTGCTAATCCTAATGAGTGCCCTTTTTAGAAAGGAGAAAGATGTGGATAAAATTATAATTTGTAAGCATTGTGGAAAGCCAGAGTATTACGGAGAAATGCGTTGGCTAAGCGGAAGATGCAGTTGTAGAAATTGCTACAAAAATCAATGGCAAGACGAAAATCACAAGCTTTACAGTTGGAACGATTTAGATGGAAAAAGACCAACTATGGAAGAATATGAAAGGCAAGAAAGATGATTAAAGGCAGAAAAGTATACGACCCATTAACTGACACTTGGAGCACAGGTTATTGGGTTGCGGATGATAAAGGAAATTATTACCCAATATGGTAGAAGATTTGGACAGATTGGAGGTGCGAATGAGAAACTTTTATAGCGGTATCAGTAATGATAAAACACAATTTTTGATAAATATGAATTGGTATACGGATAATGATGTAGAGGCTTGTTTTAGCCATAGTAAAATTTTTCATGGATTGCCTAAAAACCGCCGTATTGAAAAAAATGATTTTGAATTAGTATATTTAAAATTTGAATGGATTGGTAATACATATTACCCACAAGAAAGCGATAAAAGTGAAGGACAACCAATTAGGGTATATAAAATCAAGGTATCGTAATAAAAAGGAGGAATGACTTATTAACAGAGTAATTTTATGTGGAAGACTGACTAAAGACGCAGAAATAACTTATACACAGGGAAACAACATGGCGGTAGCGAGATTTACTCTTGCAGTAGACAGAAGATTCAAACAGGAAGGACAGCCTACAGCAGATTTTATCAGATGTATTGCTTTTGGCAAAACGGCTGAATTTTTTGAGAGGTTCGGGCACAAAGGTACAAAATTCCTTATCGAGGGCAGAATTCAGACTGGCAGTTATACGAACAAAGATGGTCAGAAAGTATACACAACTGATGTAGTGGTTGAGAATACCGAATTTGGCGAAAGTAAAAATTCAAGTGGCAGCAGTGCAGAGCCACAGCCAAAACCCTATGATGGCTTTGTGTCAATTCCTGATGGTATTGACGAGGAATTACCATTTAATTAAAGAGGTGTGAGTATGAGACTAAAGGAGGATAAAACAATGTGTAGAAAAAGAAGAAAATTAGTAGCAATAATCGGCGCGCTTACACTGGCTCTTTCCAGTGCTGTACCGGTGTCAGCATGTACGCCGCCACTTAATCCACCATCTGTGAAGATTCCAGATATCAATTTCGAACCTGATGGTACTTTAAAAGGTGCAATCGACAACTATGTAAAAAATTGGCTTGAGAAATGCATCCTCGATACTCCTGTGGTGGAGTATGCATCGTATTACAAGAGTACATCAAGATATTTTAATTACAGTCATGTAGCGGTAAAGTGGTCAGAAGTCGAAAATGCAACATCCTATAAGGTGCGTGTCACAAAAGCCGATGGAACATGGAAAGAATATGATACAACCTATACAGCATTTTATAGTACTAATTACACTGATGATTTTATTGCTGACGGAATGGATGGAGCCACGGTAAGCGTCAAAGCTTACGGCGATAATGATACATTCGGGTATTGGTCAGATGATACTAATATTGTGAGATTCGGAAGCATATATCGAAAAGAGAATTAAACTCGAAATTCAAAACGCTATAAATGAGGTTGCTATGCAGACGGCAATTGATATTGTAAAGAGAGGTGGAAACATTGAATTATCAAAACATAGCAAGAGCCAAGGCAATAGAACAGGAAAACAAAAAGCGACTATTGAAGCTGAACCCAAAACTGAATGACAGGAGTGGGATTTACTTCCTACTCCGAGAAGATGAAAACGGATTTAAGTATGCTTATATCGGACAAGCGGTACATACACTTAGCAGATTGGCAAGCCACCTTGTAGGTTATGAACAGCACATAGACCTTAGTTTACGCAAACACAAGCTGTATGACAAAGAGAAAAATCCTTATGGTTGGCGAGTTGAATTCCTGAATTTCCCCGAAAGTCAGCTTGACGAAAAGGAGAAGTATTACATCAAGCTATATGCTGATAAGGGCTATCAGCTTAGGAATGTCAGTTTAGGTGGTCAAGGAGAAAATCGTGCTAGTGGTTCAATAGGCGAGAGAAAAGCACCTAAAGGCTATATGCAGGGCATACAGCAAGGCAAAAAGGTGTTAGCGAGGGAATTATCCTCTATCGCTGAAAAACACCTTAAAATCGAAATCAGAGACGATAAGAAGTGTAACAAAGTATCGCAGAAACAGTATGAGAAATTTATGGATTTATTGAAAGCGGGTGATTCAGAATGAGTAAAGCGTACAAATGTGATGTTTGTGGCAAATTTTGCAGTAATTGTTATAAAATAACAGGTTTTGATATTTACCCTGGTGATTACGTAGAAAGAGGCTATTCAGATGTTAATGAAAAGACAGCGATAAATGACTTATGCGAAGATTGTTACAACGATATCAAGAGCTACATTCACGATAAGATATTTGAAAGAGCTAAAAAGCATATAAAGGGTTTAATTAACTAAAACCCAAAGAAAATAGGAGATTAAAAATGGCAGAACGTAGAATGTTTGCTAAGAAAATAACTGAAAGTGACGCTTTTCTCGATATGCCACTTTCAACACAAGCACTATATTTTCATCTTTGTATGTGTGCGGAAGATAAAGGCATTTTGAATAATGTCTATTCTGTATGTCGGTCGCTTGAATGTGAGCGTGCTTGCATTAATGAATTATTGTCAAAAAAATTCTTATTGAAGATTGATGATGAACATTTTCGCATTACTCATTGGTATGAAAATAATGGAATTGGAGAAACACATAAGAAGCGCAATAGTTACAGCTACAGGAAGTGGAGAAAAGCGGTAATTGAAAGAGACAAAGTGTGTATGAAATGTGGTTGCAAAAATAACTTAGAAGCCCACCACATTAAGCCTTTTGCTAAATATCCTGAATTAGCGCTTGACCTAAAAAATGGAATAACTTTATGCAAAAAATGTCATATGAAGTTGCACAAGGAGGAGCGAGATGGCAGAACGAAGGATGTTCACTAAAAAAGTCACTGATGATGATAATTTCATGGCTTTATCGTCAAGTGCGCAAGCCTTATATTTGCATTTATCTATGTCTGCTGACGATGACGGATTTTGCAATCAGGTATCAGTTTCCATGTTCAAAGCTCACGCAAGCGTGGCTGATTTACAGCAACTATTGGAAAAAAGATACATTTATCAGTTTGATAATGGCGTGATTGTAATTAAGCATTGGCGCATGGCAAACGCTTTGAGAAAAGACCGGTATACACCAACGAATTTTAAGGAAGAATTGGCAAAATTAAAGATAAAATCCAACGGTGCATACACATTTTCTGATGATGGTTGCCGTGTGGTTGCCAATGGGTTGCCAGATGGTTGCCAAGTGGTTGCCACTTGTCTGCCACAGGATAGTATAGGTAAGGTAAGTATAGATAAGAATAGTGTAGTTAAGGATAGTAAAGATAAGGATATAAAAGAAAAAGATATTGATAAATCAATATCTAAAAAGAAAACTGTCTACTACCCTGATGATGAAATGCTAGAGAGTGCTTTTCAGGAATATCTGACGATGAGAAAGAAGATTAAGAAGCCTATATGCACAGACATGGCATTACACCGAGCTATGAACACTATTGAGAGACTTTCAAAGGGTGATAATGATTTGGCTGTTAAGATTCTTAATCAGTCAGTAGACCATTGCTGGCAAGGGCTGTTTGCACTAAAGGAAAATGAGCCACATTCAGTCAGCAAAGGCACCATTGATTGGGATAATGTGTGAGGTAGAGAAATGACAAGAGACGAGACAGTTAAGATTATCCGCATTATGTGTGATTGCTACCCCAATTACAAGCCGAGCAATTTATCAGAGACAGTAGATGTGTGGAATATGATGTTGGAAAATTGCACTTATGAACAAGTATCAGTCGCACTTAAAGCATATGTTTTTTCCGATACAAGCGGATTTGCACCGAGCATCGGACAGCTAATTAACAAACTGCATGAGGTTCAATCCCCACAGGAGCTTAACGAAATGGAAGCATGGATGCTTGTTAGCAGGGCACTACGAAATGGCTATTATGGTGCAGTTGAAGAATTTAACAAGTTACCACCACTCGTACAAAAGGCTGTCGGAAGCCCTGATAATCTTAGGAACTGGGCACTGACGGACATAAACAGCATTGAAAACGTAGTGCAGTCAAACTTTATGAGAACCTATAGGACAGTTGTTAGTCGAGATAAGGAATATCAAAGAATGCCAAAGGATATAAAGGCATTGATTGAAAGTACCAATAGAAGCTCGTATTCGGCTCAAATCGGTTCTAAAAATCAACAGACGATAAAATTATCGCTTGAAGATAATAAAAGCCAAAATAAGCCGATTAAAGGTGTTCCAATGCCAAAAGAAATTAAGGAACGTATCGAGCAGATGAAAAGATAGGAGGTAAAGAGGTTTTGGTCGACCAATTAAAACATGTTTTACTCCTAGCGAAAAATGATAAAAGACAAGTATTCAAGGCAAAGATATGAAGTACGAAAAGCCAGTAACCTTTGTGTGCTTTGTGGAAAACCACTTGATAGAGAAGGTGTGGTTTGCACGGCATGTAACAGCAAACGCACAGCATATGGCAGAGAGCTTTATAAAAAATTACAGGCAGTTGGTGTTTGCCCTAGATGTGGTAAAAACTTGCTATATGGTGACGAAAAAAGCTGTGTTGAGTGTAGGGCAAAATCAGCCGAAGCCATGTCAAAGATACGTGCTGCTGATGTTGAAAAATACAATGAGCGACAAAAAGTATGGCGAAAAGCACGATACGAAAAAGACAAGAAAAATGGCATATGCACACGCTGTCGCAAAAGGAAAGCAGACCCGGGACATACCACTTGCACATTTTGCCGGGAAACAATGAGAAGAGCACACGTTAAAATGCCCGAAAGAACCGGCAGATATGAACAAGGACTATGTTTTTTCTGCGATAATCCGGTAAAACCCGGATATAAGGTATGTGAAATGCACTATCAGCAGAACGTTAAGAATGCAACTTGTGAAAAGGCAAACTTGGCACGACAGAAGATAAAAGAAAGGAGTCCACAATGGACGCCTTGAAAGATTTTTACGATTTTTACCGGCCATTGCAAAGGAAATATGACTTGCGAATGTTTTACAGAACAAATAGCAAGGAAGCAAAAATAACTATCCGGTGGCGCGGTAAAGAGATTGTAAAAGTCGCAGAAGAAACTACCGAAGCCTGTTTTATTAGGGCAAAACGAGAACTTGAAGAAAGAATGAAAAAATATGAGCAACAAACTAAAACTAAGGAAAAAGCACAAAGAGCCGGATTTTACATGGACAAAATCCGAGAGAGTTACGCTGAAAAACAGCAATAGCCGTAGAAAGCTCGTAAGTCGGTCTTTCACAGACTTTATGGACTTAGGCTACTATGTACTGTATTTACACCATGGATTTGGAAACAAGCGCATTGTAAGGCTTGAAAGAACCATAAATGAGTACCTTGAAAGAGCACAGACCGAAAATGAAATGAAAACTAAAACGCTTGCCGAACTTTTGAAAGTCAGATACGGCATTGATGTGCAGAAAGAGATTAATTTAATCCCAATGCAACAGTTGATTAGGATTTATCAAAGGAATAATCCACTCACTATAAACGACACGAGACAACTTTTAAACGATACGGCATACAGTTACATGGCTTTAGCATGTACGGCACTTAAGCTGATGTTTAAATTGTCGGTTAGGGAAATTAAAGAGTTTATCGCAGAATTTAGGGACTTAATCGACACGTTGTATAAATTTAATCAATTCGGTCTGACATTGCCGAAAGTGGCACAATGCCTTGCCGATGAAGTTAATTACGTTGATGAAAGGTACATAAAGGTGATTGATTAATGACTTACGCATGGGATAACGACAGCACTCAAAATGCTCACATAAAGCAGATGAGAGACGATAGGCAAAAAGCCTACATGGAAACACACAGAGACAATAAGGCATATGAGAGATTCAAACACATGCCGGATTATGGGAAAGGAGTATCAGACAATGACAAATAGAGAGAAATTTGCAGAACAGATTTTAGACATTGCTTGTGGTGGTAGCAAAATAGCAGTTAACAAAGCAACATTAGAGCCGATAGCGTGCTATGAATTAGAGTGTAAAGATTGTTTATTCAATACTCACAGTTATGGCTATTGCGGAGATGAAGCAGATAAATGGGCGAATAGCGAATATGCTGAACCACCAATTGACTGGTCAAAAGTTACAGTTGATACACCAATACTGGTAAGAGATAACATTTTTTCCAAGTGGATTAAAAGATATTTTGCGAGATATGAGAATGGAAGAGTTTACGTTTGGAACAGTGGAGCAACATCGTGGACTGGCGATAGGTGTACACCATGGAAACTAGCTAAACTTCCGGATAAGGAGCAGTAATGGAGAGATTAACGTATAGAACAGAACTAGGAGTTAGTATAGACAAAAACGAAGATTGTCCTACTTGTAGCATATGTTGGAATTGTAATATTCCACCAAGAGACTGTTGGTATATTAGCAATGCACTTAAAAAACTTGCCGTTTATGAGGACTTAGAGGAACAGGGCAGACTTGTTAAATTGCCTTGTAAAGACGTGTATTTTATTGTTGATATAAACAATCCTAAGTATGCAATGGTTATGAAAAGACCTATAAGAGAACTTGCGATATACGAGATTGAGGATATTGACAAGGAAAACTGCAAGTATTTTTCCACAAAAGAAAAAGCCGAAGCAAAACTGAAAGAATTGAGAGGTGGAGAATGAAAGTATTCAAATGGGATGATTACTATGATACAGAACATTGCCCTCATTGTGGCAGACTAAGGCTTATGATAGCCCGTACAGAATATGGAACTAAAAGAGTTTGCGAAAAGTGCGGATGGTGCGTTGAGGATAATAACTACTTTGTGGAAGATGAAACAATCGAGGAAGAGAGGTAAGGAAATGGGTAATAACTGTAATTGTAAACACGATCACAACTCTAATTCAGATGAGCCTTGTTGCAGATGTGATAACAGACAGACTCATGCCGACAGGATAAGGAATATGTCGGATGAAGAATTAGCAGAACTTATTACAGGCAGTCTAAATTTTGATTGTGCCGACTATTGCGATAGCTTTGCAAAGGGCTGTGCTTTTAACTGCGGTAAGAAAGACAGAGAAATAGCATTAAAATGGCTTCAATCAGAAGCGGAATAGGAGAGAATATGGAAGATAGATATTTATTCAAGGCGAAGAGAGTCTATAACGGCGGAGAATGGGTGCAAGGATATTATGTAAAAGGTTTAGATGTGTATGGCAAAGAAGTTCATCTAATATTTGAACCTAACACAATGTTTTATTCTAGCGGAGAGACGGACGGATGGTACAAAGTAGACCCGACCACTATTTGCCAATGTACAGGATTGAAAGATAAGAATGGCAAGCTGATTTGGGAGAATGATATTTGTGATAGAAAAGAGGAATATCCGGAAATAGTAAAATATAATAATGGCGATTGGACGCTTGATTATAGTTATTCAAAAGGCAAAGAGAGCGGATATTGCTACTGTAATTTAGGATTTTATGCACTTGAACGAAAGCATGTTGAAGTTATCGGCAACATATTTGACAATCCTGAATTATTAGAAAGTGAGGAATAATATGAGAATATTTAAAAGCGTAGACGAAAAATTAAAAGAGATTGGATTCAACAAAATCTGTGAAGATAAGCATGGTGCTCAATATGAACGCTACAATACAAAGTACAATTATTGGCAGCGCGTTGACATTTGGCATAAAGCTTCAGGCCGTCATATTTTACAGTCGTATGACAGAGACTTGATGGACGAAAAGAAGATTGGAAACACTTGTGTTGGGCTTACAGGATATGAAATGAAGCTTTTTCTTAAAAAAATGAAAAAGCTAGGACTTTACAGCAAAACTGCGGGAACCGAGGGATAACATGGCAGAAAGTGAAAGACTTATAGAAAATGAGACAGAAGCTATTGAATGTCTTGAAAGTAATAAACCAACAAGTGGCTATGTGATGTTGCAAGAATCTATTGATATGGCAATACAGGCACTTGAAAAACAGATACCAAAGAAACCTATCATGAAGCAGTATTTTGAAGATTTGGAAGAGGAGTACTTGTGCTGTCCGACATGTGGAGAAATTTTGACAGACAGAATACCGGCTGATAATAAGACTTTCTACTTCCACTGTATGAATTGTGGTCAAAAATTCGATTGGAGTGATGAAGAATGACCGACTTAACAACAGTAGTATACACTGCCCTCATAGTATTCGGCATAATCGGTCTGACAGAGGTAGCGTTTGCATGGTACGACATTCATGGATGAGATAAGACTGATGATGAGATACAAGAGCTGTGGTGTAGCGAAAATATTAAACATTAATTAATTTATCAGAAAGGAATAGGTTGTGCGCACATAAAACCGAGGTTTCCTTTGGTGGATTTAGAATGATAGTACATTGTTTATTTGAGCAGTCAGGCACATTCAAGAATGCTTTCAAAAAGTATGGAATTGAAGCCTACGACTATGATATTCAGAATGAATTTAACGAAACTGACTATGTTACTGACCTTTTTAAAGAGATAGAGGGGGGTATCAAGGCGAGCCGAGTTTGTTTGATAAGATAAGCCCTGGTGATTTGATATTTGCGTTTTTCCCTTGCATAAGGTTTGAAAATCAGATAATGCTGTGGTTCAGAGGACAGTCGGCGAGTCAGAAAAAATGGTCTTTAGAAGAAAAATGCGAATTTGATATGAATTTGCTTAAAGAAGTTTCGCTTATGTATAATTTGGTAAACAAAATGTTTATTATTTGCACGAGAAAAGGATTAAAGCTAGTAATGGAGAATCCTTATTCAGAAGAGCATTTTTTAAGACGATATTGGTGCTATTCCCCAGCGGTAATTGACAGAGACAGGAGAGATAGCGGAGATTACTTTAAAAAGCCTACACAGTATTGGTTTTTGAATTGCGAGCCACAGAACAATCTTATTTTTGAGCCAATTAGTTATAACGCTATCGAATGTAAGGACGCTATAAGAACAATGACAAAAGAGAATTGCGTAAAAATGGGGACGGACAATGTTAAAACAGCAAGGTCAATGATACACCCACAGTACGCAGATAGATTTATCAGACAGTATATTCTTGATGAAGAGATATGGAGAGGTGAGCAATGAAACACTACAAGCCAATTAAATGTGTAGTCTGTAGCAAGACATTTACACCGACCGCAGCCAACCAAAACACGTGTTGCGAAGCACATAGACAGCAGAGAGCTACGGAATTAAGAAAAATCAGAGAAAAGAAAAGACTTAAAAGAAAGCCTGTTAAGAAAAACAAACTTGCGGAAATCTGCGAGATTGCTAAGAGTAAGGGCATGAGCTACGGACAATATATGGCAGAGCAGTATAAAAAGGAAGTGATGATAAGATGAATAGCAGAACTATAAGTGATATAGAGCTAATTGAAAGACAATGTGTATACGAGGATAATAAGCCGTGTAACAGCTCATGCCGATACTCAAATACTTGTATACACAGTGCAAGCAAAACCGAAGAATAGGAGATAGGCTTATGAAGTTTTCAAAACTTACTAAGCCGGAACTTGAAGAGATTACGAAAAATGCCAATTTCACCGATGAGGAAGCGGAAGTTTTTGAACTATTAGTTGCTGATAAAAGCCTTGAAGAGGTGTCACAGAGACTATTAATCTCAAAAACAACCACTTCTCGGAGAGTAGCAGACATTAAAGAAAAGATAGAAAGGAGTCGGGCTATGATTAACAAAGTGCCAATATGGGAAAAAGTAACGCTGACGATTGATGAGGCTTCGGAGTACAGTAACATTGGAGTGAACAAGCTCCGAGAAATAACAAACAACCCAAGGTGCCAATTTGTTATGTATGTCGGAAAGAGACGATTAATCAAGCGAAAAGAGTTTGAAAAGTATATCGCAGAGACGATAGAGATATAATCAAATGTGGACTTATGTAGCCTTATGTGATATTATAATAAATTGCATAAGGCTTTTTCCATAAGTGAAAGGAGCGAAAATTTAATATGGGAAAGGACTTGAAAGGTAAAGAACTAGGCAGAGGCATTAGTCAGAGAAAAGACAAGTACTATGTTGGCAGATACACGACAAGGAACGGAAAGCGAGTGCAGAAATTATTTGCAAAACTACAAGAGTGTAAAAAGTGGCTTGCCGATGAGCAGTACACTGATGAGCACAGCAACCCTGACTTTCCGTCTGACATGTTGGTTGACGCATGGTTTGACTACTGGATAAGCGTTAAGAAACGCACAGTAAGGCCGAACACGTTAAGGAACTACACCGAGAGATACAAACGTAACATAAAGCCTGTTATCGGAAATAAGATACTGCGAGAGGTTAATACACTTCACTGTCAAAAGATAATGACTAATATGGCTGACGAAGATTACAGAACGGCAACGATATATCAGACACGCATAGCGCTATACAATATGCTTGACTATGCATATCAAAGCGAGATTATCCCCAAAAATCCGTGCAACCGCATGGTGAAATCCGACATAGGCAAGGAATCCTCAAAGAAAGAAGCATTGACGATTGAAAATCAGAAAAAATTCTGTGAAGCTATCAAAGGCACATCATATGAGTATCAATACAGATTTGCCTTGCAGACCGGACTAAGGACCGGTGAGCTTGTGGGGCTTAAATGGGAAGATGTAGATTTTAAAGCCAAAACAATCAAAATCGTCAGGAGCTTAGAGTACAGGCATTCAACAGGTGAATGGAGAGAGGGACCGCCTAAGAGCAAATCGGGATATAGGACAATTCCACTCACTGATGAAGCTGTATCGCTATTGAAATTGCAGAAAGCCAAAAATGCTTCATTCAAATTTATTGACATTCAATGGAGAGACAGAGTGTTTTTGTGCAAGACCGGAGCACCGGTGAAAAACAGCACATATGATACCGGAATTTACAAAGCGTGTGACAGAGCACAGATACCGAGATTTTCAATGCACGTATTAAGACACACATTCGCAACAAGATGTATTGAAGCTGGTATGACACCCAAAACCTTGCAGACGATACTAGGACACTCGAACATAGGTATCACGATGAACCTTTACGTTCACACGACAGACGAACAAAAGAACTTAGAAATGGACAGAGTAGCAGAAGCACTCAAAGTAATATAA